TACAGCGGATGCAGGAGCTGGAAGCGGCACGGGCGCATGAGGTGGCAGACATGGAGGAGCACATAGACCGCTGCCGGGTATGGCTTTCCACTATCCCGGAGCAGCAGGCCCGGATTATGCAGCTGCGCTATATTGACGGCCTGAAATGGGAAAAGGTGGCGGACAAGGCGGGATATACAAAGCACCACTGCTACAAGATTCATGAGGCTGCAATATCGAAGATGATTTTGAAAAGATGATACCCAATGATACCTTTTGGTGTGCTAAAATAGTATCGTGGAAAAGGGGCGGAGCAATCCGTCCCTTAGTCTATTGGAGGGAATTATGAAATTATATTGTAAAGCCATTCATTGCAAATGGCGCAAGGGCGGGGAATAATGTCCCCGACCGGGCGGCAATTTCAAACACAGAGAAAGGGGGCGCGGCGTATGGCCGCAAGGCTATCCGACAAGAAGCGGAAACGCATAATTGCGGACTATATAGAGATTGGCACATATTACGGCGTGGCCCAGAAGCACAAAATAGCCGCAAATACCGTAAAAAGAATTGTGACCGCCGACCCGGAAACTGCAAAAAAAGTCAAACAAAAAAAAGAGGAGAACACGGCGGACATACTCGCCCACATGGAAACCAAGAGCGCGCAGGTGTGCGCTCTTGTTGATTTATACCTTACGGAGCTGATGAAACCTGAGCGGCTGGAAAGGGCGACACCCTCCCAGCTTTCCACGGTGATAGGCACCCTCATAGACAAGTGGACAGGGGTGAAGAGCAATGAGAATGAGAATACGGGCGGTGTGATAGTATTGGCCCCGGTGCTGGAAGATGAGCAGCCATAAGATATGGGCGCCGCAGGAGAAGCAGAGACAGTTCCAGGAGCGTCCGGAGTACGAGGCCCTATATGGCGGAGCAGCGGGCGGCGGCAAGAGTGATGCGCTGTTGGCAGAGGCATTGCGGCAGGTACATATTCCGCATTACCGGGGGATAATCTTCCGCAAGACATTTCCGCAGTTGTCGGAGTTGATAGACAGGAGCAAGGAGATATATCGGCCGGCATATCCGCGGGCGCGGTATCATCACACGGAGCACGTATGGATATTCCCCAGCGGAGCAAAGATATATTTCGGCTCCATGCAGTACGCTAAAGACCGCACTAATTATCAAGGCAAAAGATATGATTTTATAGCTTTCGATGAGCTGACGCACTTCACATGGGAGGAATACAGCTATCTAATGTCCCGTAACCGTCCGGGCGGGCCGGGGACGCGGGTATATATCCGTGCAACAACAAATCCGGGCGGCATAGGGCATGGCTGGGTAAAGGACAGATTTATAACTGCCGGGCCGCCCCTTGTGCCGATAGTGGGGGAATACGACATAGCCACGCCGGAGGGGATAAAGCGGCTCACCCGCAAGCGGATATTCGTACCGGCTACGGTATTTGATAATCAAAGGCTGCTGGATAATGACCCGAATTATCTGGCGAATCTCGCCATGATGCCGGAGGCGGAGCGGAATGCGTTGCTGTATGGCTCGTGGGACAGCTTTGATGGACAGGTATTCAGGGAGTGGCGCAATGACCCGGCGCACTATGATGACCAATGCTTTACGCACGTCATAAAGCCGTTCCGCATACCCAAGCACTGGACGATATACAGGGGCTTTGACTTCGGGTACAGCAAGCCGTTTTCCGTGGGCTGGTATGCGGTGGATGAAGAAAAGCGGGTGTACCGCATAGCGGAGTATTATGGCTGTACAGGCGCACCCAATACGGGGGTGCAGATGAACCCTGCCGAGATAGCGCGGGAGATAAGGCGCATAGAGAATGAATCCCCGGAGCTGAAAGGGAAGCAAATAATAGGTGTGGCAGACCCCTCCATATTTGACGAAAGCCGGGGAGAGAGCATTGCCGCCATGATGGAGCGTGAATATGTGTACTGGGGCAAGGGCGACAATACGCGCATACCGGGGAAGATGCAGTATCATTACCGGCTTGCCTTTGATGGGGATGGACGGGCAATGCTCTATGTGTTCGACACCTGCAAGCACTTTATACGGACGCTGCCAGCGCTTGTTTACGATGAAAAGCACGTGGAGGATATAGATACTGCTCAGGAAGACCATATATACGATGAATGCCGGTACGTGCTCATGGAGAATCCCATAGCGCCGCGCAGGAATGTATTACAGAAGCCCGTGCAGTATGACCCGCTCGACAGATACACGGCAGAGGACAATAAATACACATTCTACAGGTTATAGGAGAGGCACATGCAGTTTAAGCGCATACCAGAGGATACGGGGCCGGGCCGCAGAGGGCCTATAGGCGAGGTGCAGGTACAGGAGGCGGAGCAGACGCTTAAGGAGTACAAGCGGGGTAAAGCCAGCCTTGAGCAGCGCATTATCGAGAATGAGCAGTGGTATAAGATGCAGCACTGGGAGCAGATACGGGCTGCAAAGCATAATCCGGGAGACCCGGAGCCAGCTTCCGCATGGCTGCTGAATAGCATAGCCAATAAACACGCTGATGCAATGGATAACTACCCGGAGCCTGCCGTGCTGCCAAGGGAGAAAGATGACAAGATGGACGCTGAATTGCTCAGCTCCATACTGCCCGTGGTGCTGGAACAAAACGACTTTGAGCAGACCTATTCGGATATGTGGTGGTATAAGCTCAAGACCGGCACAGGGGTAACGGGTGTGTTCTGGAACTCCCGCAAGAATAACGGACTGGGGGATATAGACATTCGGGAGCTGGATATGCTGAATCTGTTCTGGGAACCTGGCATAACAGACATACAGAAGTCCCGCAACCTGTTCCATGTAGAATTGGTGGACAGGGATATGATAGCAGCGCAGTATCCCGATATGGAGCAGACCATGGGTTCCCCCACAATAGACATCGCTAAGTATGTCTATGATGATACGGTTGACACCAGCAAAAAGGTCGCAGTGGTGGATTGGTATTATAAGGTCAGCCGGGACGGGCGGCCAATACTGCATTTCTGCAAGTTCTGCAATGGACGGGTGCTGTATGCCAGCGAGAACGACCCGATGTATGCGGAGCGCGGCTTTTATGACCACGGCAAATACCCGGTTGTATTTGATACACTGTTCCCGGAGGCTGGAACGCCTGCCGGGTTTGGGTATATAGACGTGTGCAAATCTCCGCAGCTCTATATAGACAAGCTGGATCAGGTACTGCTGCAACACGCAGTAATGGGGGCGCGGCCCCGGTTCTTTGTGCGCGGCGATGGTACTGTGAATGAAAAAGAGTTTGCCGATTGGACAAAATCCTTTGTGCATTTTCACGGTTCAGGCGACCCGAGGGAGAGCATATTCCCGCTGGAAATACCCACTATCTCAGAAGCCTATATGACCATGAGGGCATTAAAGGTGGATGAGCTGAAAGAAACATCGGGCAACCGGGATTTCTCTCAGGGCGGGACTTCCTCCGGCGTGACAGCCGCATCAGCCATAGCTGCATTGCAGGAGGCAGGCTCCAAGCTATCCCGAGATATGATTAAATCCAGCTACCGGGCCTTTGCACAAATCAATTATCTGTGTCTGGAGCTGATGCGCCAGTTTTACCAGGAAAGCCGCTGGTTCCGGGTTATAGGCAAGCAGGGTGAAATGGAGTTTATGCAGTTCAGCGCGGCTAGGATTGCCGCCAAGCCCCAAACGGGGGAGTTCGGCATGGATATGGGGTACAGGATGCCTGTGTTTGACATAAAGGTTACCAGCCAGAAGTCCAGCCCATTCTCCACAGTGGCGCAGAATGAGCGGGCGAAAGAATTGTACGGGCTGGGCTTCTTCCGTCCTGACCTGTCAGACCAGGCCCTTGCTGCGCTGGAGATGATGGATTTTGAGGGGATAGAGCAGGTAAGGGAGCGCATAGCGCAGAACGGCACGCTATATCAGCAGGTGCAAACGCTGCAAGCGCAGATGATGCAGATGGCGGCTATCATAGACGCAACGCAGGGCTCCACCATAGGGCAGAACATGGCGGCGGCGTTTGGACAGGAGGGCGGGGCGGCACCGGCAGGCAAGGCCGGGGCGGAGCCGGCTTCAAACTCGCTGGGTAATGTATTTAATAGTGCGAAAAGCAGCAGGGCGGGGGAGGCGCGAAAGCGGGCGGCCTCATCCGCTACGCCTTGACGCGGGCGGTATTCCGCCAGCAGGGAAGCTCATACGACATACAGATAGACGGACACGCCGGATTTAATCCCGGCAACGACATAGTATGCGCCGCCTGCTCCATGCTGGCATTTTCGCTTTTACAGTATGTGATGGGCCTTGCTGCGGAAGGCAAAGCCCAAATACAGGAAGCAACAAACGGAGACGGGAAATACCGGCTCCGTTTTTCGTCCGCAAATGCGGAGGAGGCAGTTAAGGTCATAGCGGGCGGCTTCATGCTTTTATCAAGTGAATATCCGCACAATGTGCGGTTCTGGCGCGAGGGAAAGACCTCAGAGACGGCGGGACAGACCGCGGACACTTCGGAAAGACGATGAATACAGACACTTCGGAAAGACGATGAGGAGGAAAAATGTATCTAAAAGAATTGAATCTGCGCTTGTTTGACGGTGAGGGCGGAGCGCCGGCGGCGGAGAGCGCGCCTGCGGAAGCCGAGGCGATTGTTACCTCTAACGCTGACGATGCACGCCGGGCGGACTTTGAGAAGCTCATAAAGAACGACTACAAGGATTTGTTCGAGGAGCGCACGCAGAAAATCATCAATGACCGATTCCGGCAGATGAAAACGTTGGAAGCGGAAGCGGAAAAGGCCAAGGCGCTGAACCCTGTTATGGAAATGCTGGCCGGGAAGTACGGCGTTGAAGCCGGGAATGTTGATGCGGTAGTCAAAGCCATACAGGAGGACAGCAGCTATTACGAGGATGAGGCCGCAGAAAAGGGCCTGACCGTAGAGCAGCTAAAGGCGTTCAAAAAAATAGAGCGGGAGAACGCCGAGTTCAAGCGGATGCTGGATGAGCAGCAGCAGCGGGCGCATGAGGAGCGGACGCTGGCGCAGTGGCAGCAGCAGGCGGACGCCTGCAAGCGGTATTATCCGGGCTTTGACCTGCAAAACGAAGTGACAAACCCCGAGACCGGGCAGCGCTATCTTGCTATGCTGCGCAGCGGCGTGGATGTGCAGACCGCCTATGAGGTTATACACAAGGATGAGCTGATAGGCGGGGCCATGCAGTATGCGGCCCAATCCGCACAGCAGAAAACAGTAAACGACATACGCAGCCGGGGTATGCGGCCTCCTGAGAACGGCGCAAACGGCGCCGCCGCCGCCGTACTGGGCAAGCCAGACCCCCGAACATGGACAAAGAAAGACCGCGAGGAAATATCGCGGCGAGTAAAGAGCGGAGAACGTATCGTGTTGTAGTTCTCCGAAAAGAAAGGAGAATTTTATGAACGAGCTTTATGTTACCCTTGACCTTCGTCTGTTTGATGTACAGACCACGCTGCTTGACAGCCCCGGCAATGACCTGTCCCCTGAAATGAAGGTGTACTATGACACCAGGCTTATAGACCACGCCGAGCCCAAGCTGGTGCATGACCAGTTTGGCGATAAGAAGCCTATACCCAAAGGCCGGGGCAAGACCATAGAGTTCAGGCGGTTTAGTCCCCTGCCTAAGGCACTTACGGCCCTCACCGAAGGCGTAACCCCTGCCGGCAACAAGCTGGATGTAACCAGCTTTGAGGCCACCGTAGACCAGTACGGCGACTACATTGAGCACTCCGATATGCTCGACCTTACTGCCATTGACCCCGTGGTGGAGCAGGCAACCAAGCTGTTGGGCTCACAGGCAGGGCGTACTCTGGACACCATTACCCGCGAAGTCATCACCGCCGGTACAAACGTGATGTATGCGCCTAAGGCGGATGGTTCCGAGGTGCTCACCCGTGATGCGATAACGGAGGATTGCCTGCTGACGGTAAAGCTGGTATTCCGGGCGGCAGCAAAGCTGCATGCCATGAATGCTGTACCCATTGACGATGCCTTTGTTGCCATCGTGCATCCCAATGTGGCCTGTGACCTTATGACCTCTGATGATTGGGTGGATGTACATAAGTATGCCACCCCCGAAAACATCTATCAGGGAGAGATAGGCATGATAGGCGGCGTACGCTTTGTACAGTCTACGGAGGCCAAAATAATAGCCAGCGCAGGAGCGGGCGGCATATCTGTGTACTGCACCATGGTCATAGCGGCCAATGCCTACGGCACCACAGAGATAAACGGCGGCGGACTGCAGTTCATAGTAAAGCAGCTGGGATCTTCCGGCACCGCTGACCCTCTGAATCAGCGCGGCACCACCGGCTGGAAAGCTACCAAGGTAGCTGAAAGGCTTGTGGAGGAGTACATGGTGCGGATAGAGCACGCCAGCGCCACCGACCCCAATGCGGCATCCAACTAAGGACTAAGGAGGAAATATGGCTAAGAATCAGAATTACGACCAGCCCACAGAACAGGAATTCGACCAGCCAATGGAGGCGGCAAGCGATCCCAAGCGCATGGTTAACATCAAGCTGCACCGGGAGAAGAACAAGGGTAAGGGGATTTACGTGAACGTAAATAACCATAACTATTTCATTCCCCGCGGCGAGGTGGTATCTGTTCCCTACTACATAGCGGCAGTTTTGGAAAACTCCGCCCTGCAAGATGAGCAGACCGCCAGAATGATTGAAACCCTCAGCGCAGGCGCTGACTATTAAAAACCGGGGGGCGCAAGCCCCCTTTTCATGCCGCTGCGCAGAGACGGAAATCCGGGGCAGGCCCGGACGGCGGCACAGGAGGTAATTATGACAGTATTACAGGCGATAACTCAGGCCCGGCGCGTAAGGGAAAACCAGTATGACGATGAACAGATGGTGCAGTGGCTTTCCGACTTGGACGCTATGCTGTATCAAAATGTTATCAAGTGGCACGAACAGCCGGAGGAAGAACAACCCGAGGGGGAACCCCCAACGGATGAAAATACGGAGCAAACGGAGGAAACGCCGGAAGTATCCGGGGAGCGCAAGCCGGGCGGCCCTTATGACCCGGAAAAGGATATGGATGCGGCATTGCTGGTTCCTGACCCGTATTCCCGGCTGTATGTACTGTATATCATGGCTCAGGTGGATTTCCTCAATGCTGAATTGTCCAGATATAACAACACCATGGTTATGTACAACATGGCATTGAGCGAGTACGCCAACTGGTACAACCGAAACAATATGCCAAGGCAGGATAATTATATTTCGATATAGGGGGGACAGCAGTGTATTTACCGAGATTGTCAGAGTATAAGGTATCCCGAGATATGATTGGCAGTTTCGGGGGGTACAATCGCAATCTGCGCATAAAGGAAAACGAGTTTTATGATATGCGCAACATGAGCGCCGACCTTTACCCGCTGCTTTCTCCTCGCAAAAAGCGGGCCAAGGTAAAGCAGCTTACAAAGGCAAACGGGCTGTTTGCGCATAATGCGCTGTGCTGGGTGGATGGAACTGACCTTTATTATGACGGTGGCAAGGTGGGCGAGGTTGAGGATTCCCCCAAGCAGTTTGTAGGCATGGGCGCATATATCATCATCTGGCCGGACAAGGTTTACTATAACACCCATACCGGGGAGTTCGGGAGCCTCGGCAACAAGATAACAACGACTGAGCCGGTGACGCTGGCGCTTTGCCGGGTGGATGGTGCGGAGTATACGGATTACACCGCGTCTGATACTGCCCCGGCTTCTCCCTCGGACGGGCAATACTGGATAGACACCGGCAGCACCCCCCATGTGCTCAAGCAGTGGTCAAATACCTATGGCATGTGGAGCAGCATTGCAACGCCTTATGTAAAAATCAGCTCCGAAACTGAGGATATAGGCTCAGGCTTTGCGGAGCATGACGGCGTAACCATATCAGGCATGGAGCAGGAAAACCTCAACGGGGAGTATATGCTCTACGGAGCAGGGGAGAAATACGTTATTGTATCGGCCATAATTGATGCCGTTATTACGCAGGAATCCGGCGTTACAATCGAGCGGCGCATACCCGATATGGATTTCATCACTGAGCATAATAACAGGCTGTGGGGCTGCTCCAGCGCAAACCATGAGATATACGCCTGCGCTCTGGGTGAACCCAAGGTGTGGTATAGGTTCCTTGGCCTGTCTACGGATAGCTATGCCGCTACGGTAGGCAGCCCCGGCGACTTTACCGGCTGCACTACACACCTTGGATATGTGCTGTTTTTCAAGGAGGACATCATACACAAGCTGTACGGGGACAAGCCAGCCAACTTCCAGCTTATGGATACCAACTGCCGGGGAGTGGAAAAGGGCAGCGAGAAGAGCCTTGCATTATCAAACGAAACTTTGTATTACAAGGCCCGCCATGATATATGCGCCTATAACTCCGCATTGCCAACGGGCGTATCTGATGCGCTGGGGCAGGAGAGGTACACCAATGCCGTGGCCGGGGCCAATGCGGGGAAGTATTACGTTTCCATGCGGGATTCCTCCGGGGGCGGCGTACTGTTCGTTTATGACGAGCAATACGGCCTGTGGCACAAAGAGGACGAAACATACGCCACGTACTTTGCCGCACTGGGGCCGGAGCTGTACTACATAGCGGATAATGGCCTGTATTCCGTAGGCGGGAATGATGAGCGGGATTTTGAGTGGTTCGCAGAGACGGGCGATATCGGGCTGGACAGCCCCGACCATAAATATGTGTCCAAAATACAGCTCAGGCTGGATGTGGATGAGGGCAGCCTCGTGTGTATCTCTGTACAGTATGACCATGAGACGGAATGGCGGGAGGAGTACCGTATAAACCCGCATACCCGGCGCAACTATACCGTGCCCGTGATTCCCAGACGGTGCGATACCATGCGGATACGGTTCAGCGGGCACGGCTCTTTCAGGCTGTACTCCATGGCAAAGACCATAGAACAGGGGAGCGATTTATGAATATAAACATCAATCTGCCGAATATCAAGGAAAGTGAGCTGGACAGTGCAACGGAACGCCGTAAGATAATAGAGTACCTTTACCAGCTCAATGAGCAGCTTCGGTTTGTGCTGGGTAATCTGGGCGTTGATAATCTGGACAGTGAGCTTGCCAAGACCATTAAGGACAATGCGGGAAATGCCAGCGCCATAGAGCAGACACAGCAGGCCATTACTCTGAAAGTCTCTAAGGGGGATGTAATATCCGCTATCAATCAGACGGCGGAGACCATAAAGATACTTGCCAAGCGCATAGCCCTTGAGGGGTACGTTACCATCAACGGCAATTTCAAGATAGACGAGAATGGCACCATGACCGCTAATAACGGCATATTCAAGGGGGAAATAGTCGCCAACAGCGGCAGTATAGGCGGGTTTAACATCAGTGGCGGCAACCTTATAGGCAGCAATGTGCAAATATATCCTGCTGGCTCATCAGCCATAAGCGGGGGATCTGGCGGCGCAATAGCTCTTGACGGCGTGAAGCTGGGAGGAGATGGGAATGCCCTGACCATACACGCCGACAAGGTAAATATCCGGGGGGACGAAGGCGATGTGTCTGTAGGCGGGGATGCGGAAGTTGCTGGCACGATAGACGCATACGGTGGCAGTATAACCATTGGCTATGTTTCGGGATATACCGATGAATCGATTGTACCATCTGGCGCTGGCGTGGGAAATGTTGGCGCTGGCAGCAGGTATTGGGCGCAGGTAAAGGCTACCAGCCACCCGACAGGCTCATCGCTCAGATACAAGCGCAATGTGGTGGATATTACCGATGCAGATGTGGGGGATATAGACCAAATAAGGCCCATAATCTATGAGCTGAAAGATAAAGACGATGGCAAAAAATACCCTGGTTTTATAGCGGAGGAACTAGCTGAACTTGCCCCGCTTTTCGTGCTGTATGACGAGGAAGGGATGCCGGAGAGTATAGACTATTCAAAGATAGTCGTGCTGCTCGTGCATGAAGTGAAAAAGCTGCGCAAGCGTATGGCGGCATTAGAAAAATAAAGTCAGAAAGGAGCGGGGAATGGCAACATATTCGCATGTAAAGAAAGGCGCGTCCGGCTCGGCGGTGTCCGAGCTTCAGCGCCTGCTTAATGAGAATGGCTATACGCTGGACGTTGACGGCAATTTCGGCGCCAAGACGCAGGCGGCGGTAAGGGACTACCAGCAGAAGAACAGCCTCACCGTTGATGGTATAGTGGGGAATCAAACATGGTCTTCGCTGTTTTCAAACAAGAAAAGCGCCCCTGACAGCGGAACGGCGAACTATCTGGCGGGGTATGACAGGTATACCCCGTCTCAGGCGGTAAATGATGCGGCGGCAACGCTGGCGCAGTATGAGGCCGGGCGGCCCGGTGCGTACCAAAGCAATTACGCCGCGCAGATTCAGGGTGTGCTGGATAAGATAATGAACCGGGAAGCATTCAGCTATGACTTTGCCACCGACCCGCTGTATCAGCAGTATGCCGACAAATACCAGCAGCAGGGAAAGCTGGCCATGATGGACACTATGGGGCAGGCGGCGGCGCTTACCGGGGGCTATGGCAACTCCTACGCTCAGAATGTAGGCCAGCAGGCATATCAGGCCCATTTACAAAACCTGAACGACGTTATCCCTGAGTTAAGGAATGCGGCGTATCAGATGTATCAGGACGAGGGGCAGGAGATGTATAACCAAATGGCCCTATTGCAGGGCCTTGAGGATACCGATTATGGGCGGTACAGGGATACCGTGGGCGACTGGTACGCTGACCGGGATTATTACTACGGTAAGTATAATGACCTGAACGAGTTCGGATATAACCAGTTTGTCAACGATAGGGATTATCAGCTTGCCTTGCAGCAGGCAGCACAGGAACAGGCCAGATGGGAAGCCGAGTTTAACCTTGCCAAGAGTAAGAGCGGGAGTTCGGGTAAGGGCGGGAGTTCGAGTAAAGGATCAAAAGAATCCGGCATGAAATTGGGCGTTGCCGCTCAGTCGGTATATGACAATATGGCTGCAACAGGGCCGTCGCTCGGGATTGAGAAGCAACTGGAACGGGGCGTAAATAATGGCACAATCACAGAGGAGGAAGCAGACTACTTGTTGCAGTTGCTAGGTTATTAACTTTGGAGGCGCTATGGGCAAAAACAACACTTTCAATATTGAGGAGCGGCTGAACAAACTTAGGAGTGATGAACTAAAGAAAGCGGGCGGCAATTATAACATTGAAACCCGTCTTTCTAAAATGCGGGATTCACTTAAACCGACATCTCAGAAAAGCGAGACTGAGCAACGGACGGGCGGCAGTTCCATCCGTACCGGCTCCGTCCTTGACCTGATGCAGAAAGAGCGGGATGCTTTTGAACAGCAGGCGGGATACTCCCAGTACCGTAAAGCGGCAGACTTCACGGCGAAGTCAGGGGCCACTGGCTCAAAGCGCAGTAAGGCGTATCTGTTTGCCCCCTCCACATGGAGGGGCAAGGGCGACCTGTACGACTTTATAAACGACATAGACGGATACCGTGAGCATATAAAAAACACCTCCGGCCCCAGCCGTGGGTATGGGGAATATGAGGACTATACCCGGATGAACTCTGACGAGATAGCCATGTATAACTATCTCTATAATACCAAGGGACAGGAAGGGGCGGACGAATACCTTGACGCACTGGCTCCCACACTGAGTCAACGGAGCTACGATGTGCGGGAAAAGGTGCTTACCCGCATGGCAAAGGGAAACTCGGCGCTTATGTCCGCTGTGTCTGTGCCTACGGCGTTTGTTGGCAACATCATGAGCGGCGTTGACTTTGCAGACCAGACATTGCGCAGGGCATTGAACGGCGAGGCTGTAGATTATAACTCCGCCGGGCAGCGGGCAGGCGCAGCGGCGCAGATACTGCGCTCACAGGTGGGGGAGGACATAGAGAACGACACGGATTTCACCATCGGCGGCAAAAATGTGGCCCGGTTCCTGTATGATACCGCCATGTCCGGGGCGGACAGTCTGGCCATGAACTTTTTGGGCGGCGGTGCGGCAGGCGGCGGCGCTCTGCTGGGCCTTGGTGCGGCTACATCACAGGCCAGAGATATAGCGGCTCGTGGCGGCAATGACAACCAGGCGCTTGTCGGCGGCATTATGGCGGGTGTGTTTGAGGGGCTGTTTGAGAAGATCAGCCTGGGCAACTGGAAGAAGATGCAGGAGGTGCCGGTCGCGGGCATCCGGGATGTGGTGAAAAACATAGCCAAGTCCATGGGCGTAAATGCCTCTGAGGAAGCCGCTACGGAGATGGCCAACCTCATATTTGACCGCTTAAACATGGGCGACCTGTCTCAATGGGATACCACCATGGCGCAGTATGAGGCCCAGGGCATGAGCCCAAACGAGGCACGGCGGCAGACCATTAAGGATATGGCCGGTCAGGTATTGGAGGCCGGGATTTCAGGCGGGCTGATGGGCCTTGGCTTTGGCGGCATGGGCTCCGCACAGTCGGCTATAGCGTCACGGGCAGCAGGCGCACAGGTTCAGGATATAGAACCGCTGGTGCAGGCGGCGAGAGAGATGCAGGAGGGAAGCAATTCCCGAAAACTGGCCGCTTCCATTGGCGAGAATCCCAGCAAAATCCAGACGGGCGCGATGTATCGCACGCTTGCGGCGGATATGGCGGCGGAGAACATGAAGCAGGGTATGAGTGAGGAGGAGGCGCAGAACAAGGCGGCGGCGGACATAAAGGCCGCTGGAAGCCGCTCTGTGGGCCGACAGGCCGAAGCTGAACAAGGCGCGGGCCCCGCTCTCAAAATGCCTGAAAGGGCCGTTGCAACACCCCGAAATGCAGTGTATAACGACAGCGGCGCAGAGATAGGCGTATCCGGCATATCCTCTGTAGAGGACGGGAAAGTATATGTTGCTATGGAGGATGGCGGCGTTGCGTCCGTAGAGGATATAACCTTTGACGACCCGTCAGCAGATGAGCTGTACGGCATGGCTGCAAAATTTGATACGCAGACTGCAAAGACCTTTACCGACAGTTATGACGGAAGTATGCCGGTGGGTGATTATTACAATGGCTTTGTATCGGTGTACGGTGCTGCCCGTGCGGGCGGGACGGTGGAACAGGCGGTGCAGAGCAGCGTATATGCCGGTATGCTTCCTGCTGAGGTTATGCAGCGGGCATACGCTGCCGGGCAGAACGCCGGGGAACTTACCGATGTAAGCGTTCCCGCTTCCGCCGGCATTGCCGTGGCTGAGGAAGAAGCGGCGGCTCCTGCACAGCAGGCCGTGGCATACACCCCTGCCAAGGGTAAAAAGGGCGGCGTAGTGCGCAATAATACCGTCAAGCTCTCCTCCACTCAGGAAAACCATGTCAATGCCCTTGATATGGTATTCAAGGCTATTGGCCGTACCGTGAACCTGGTGGACAGTCTGGATGAGGAGCGGGGCGGCAAGACCATCAGGCGCAGTGCATACAATGCCTCCTTTGACTCGGATACGAATACCTATACCATATCTGTTGACGGTATAGGCGAGGCGTATATGTACTTTGCCGTACATGAGAGCATACACGATATATGGGCCAACAACCGCAAGGGTTTTGATAAGCTGCGGGGCATAGTAACAGCATACCTTGAGGCAAACGGCGAGGATGTAAATGCGCTGCTCAAGGCGCAGACGGATAAGGGCCTCAGTGAGGATGTGGCATGGCAGGAGGTAGTGGGTAATACCGTGCCTGTGATTCTGCGTGACCCGCAGACAGCCCAGGAGTTTGCGGAGCGGTTCATAGGCGAGGATGCCGAGGCCCGCAGCGTATTTAAACAGCTCCTTGACAGCATACTGGACTTCCTCAATCAGGCGTATGAAATCCTCAGCGGGCAGAAGAGCTGGCGGCAGATGCGCACCCTTGAACAGGATATAGAAGCCCTCACGGAGATTCGGGAGGCGTACTTTGATGCGCTGGAGGGGGTGAAGGAAGCTGCAAGCAAAGCAACGGGTACCAGTTTTTCCAATAAAGACGCAGCTTACAGCGGCATAGACACATTAACACAAGACAGGCTATTGCCTTATCCGGTTCAGCAGTTGGTGAATTGGAGAGGCAGCAAAAAGATAATAGTGTACGAAAGCCAAGAGCAGTATTCACGCTTTATAGATGAAGCGGCAGCTCACAAGATTGCTGGAAAAAAACTTTATTTTGGCAAGATTTCACCCGATTTTGCAGCATCCATTGCAGACGCAACCGATTTGGACTTAACCGGGTATAATTGCGCTATACAAGCATATGAAATTGAGAAGATATTCAAATCTCATGGTAGGGCTGAAAAGGAGATTCCCCGCGGACAGCGCAGAATAGGCAAGCCTGATTTGCTCAGCATACCGCAAATAATTGCAAATGTCGATACTATAACGCTGTCCCCAAATTCATACGAGGGTAAGCCGGTAATCATTTTTAAAAAGGGCGGTAATGGGTGGACTGAAATTGCAGCGGTTGTTTCCGACAAACATGTGGATTTACGTGTACAAACAATGTACGGGGGACAAAAAAAGAGCCTTGCTGCGCCGACAGATGTACCGACCCCTGTCTTTACGTCCGAAGCGCCTCGCAGTACAGCTCCTATTAATAATATAGCAGATAAGGGGAGGAATAGCAACCCCCTTTATTCCGCAAAGGATATGGACGCTGCGTACAGCGAAGCGGTCAAGGCGGGAGATATCGCAAAGGTGCAGGAGCTTGTTGATAAGGCAGCGCTCGCATGGGGAGCATATAAAAACAGCAATGCGGCGAATGAAGTCCATCCTCAAAAAGGGAAAGTTCGTGTATTTTATCATGGAACTAATACTGGCGATTTTACTGTTTTTGATAAGAGGTTACGGGGTTCATCAAGCGGTGATTTAGGCTGGTTTGGCAAAGGCTTTTACTTTGCGTTTAGCCGCAATGAAGCAGCTACGTATGGTGGACATGTCATGTCTGCGTATTTGCGCATGGAAAATCCGTTTGATTACAGTGAGCTATATAGTTATAAGGGCAAAAGCGGTGTTTTGGGTGTATATGGACGGTATTTCTGGGTATATAATATGGCCAGGCAGTTCCCTCAGATGGTTGACGGCCAAACCCTTTACATGTACCCAGCAGAATCTGACGAAGCCGTTGAAATCAGTTGGACGGATTATGCGAACAAGGTTGATGAAATAGCACAAACCGTTAAGTTCACTGTTGAGAAAAGGCAAGATGGCGCTGGCGAAACCTATTATGAACTGCTGGCAGACCCGAAAGAGCACAGCTATACCAATGAGGATGGTGAAATGGTTCGCTGGACAGAGTATGGGATGCGAAAATCTTTTGCCAAAGAAAAGGATGCGAACAACAAGCTCAATCAGATTTGCGCTTATTTGCAAGAGGTGTTTGGTGTTGAGCTGCCGCACAGACGGGTTATAGAAGAATTGGATTTTTCTGGAACGCTGGAACGTGCCGGATATGACGGCATAATTCAGTCCGAAAGCGGCGATGAGGCAGTGGTGTTTCATCCAGAACAAATAAAATCAACCGCCCCCTACACGTTTGACGATTCTGGCAACATAGTACCGCTTTCTAAGAGGTTCGACAGGACGCAGAAAGATATACGGTATTCTGCAAAGGACACCCTTATTGACATCGTAGACCTTCGGGAGCAGAACGCAGCACAGGCAAAAGAGATACGCGCTCTTACCCGCCTTACTGAAAAGCAGGCTCGGGCACTTGAGGATGTCCGGGCGCAGTTCAAGCTGACTGAGGGGCATAAGGTGTCTGAAAAGGCCGTGGGGCGGTTGGCCCGGAAAATACTCAAGGAGTATAGCAGCCAATACGATGCCGAAAGGCTGACGGAGCAGCTACAGGCGATGTTTGAATATATCGGCAATGCTGAGGAGCCTGTATGGGGCGACATCGTAAAGGCCGGAACCGACCTCGCGAAGAACGTCATAAATAAATCGTCAAGGATGAATACCGAGCTGTATGAGCATTATGCGCCGGTGCGTGAATACTTCAAGGATACAACGGTATATCTGAACGAGAGCCAGCGGGCCGAGGTTGAGGCCGTGGAGGGGTATAATGACTTCCGCCGCTCCGTGTGGGGCAGCGTTACCATAGGCAGCAAGAAGAACAGCCCCGCCGCCAAGCAAACCTCCCTGGAGGGCGCATGGGAGGATTTATCGGATAAGTTCCCGGAGCTGTTCCCTGCCGATACCACTGACCTTGAGATGCCTTTCGCACTAAGGGCGGCTATGGAGGCTATAAAGCCCTCATACTATAATTCCTATGGCATGGGTATGGATGATGCTGCATATGATTTATTCCTGCGGCTGTATGACAAGTATTTTGACATGCCGGAGGTCAAGACCTTTGCCGACAAGAAAGCGCAAGAGCTGGCAATGACCAAAGCCCGCCTGAACAACGAGATAGCCCAGATACGGGAGGACAGCAAGGCCAGATATGACGAGCGATTAAAGAAGCTGCGGCGGGAGAATACCGCCAAGCGGCAGGAGCTTTCCCGCAAGTACAATGAGGCGAAGGCAGCACAGCATAGGGCGGATATGGCTCGATTCCGGGAGCAATACCGCCGGTTATCCGACAAGCACCATGAAACGCTGATTCGCAGACTGGCCGAGCAGAAGCAGAAGCAGGGCGATCAGGACGCTGTACGCAAGTACAAAAAGCGCATAGAATCCCAGGCTAAAGAGCTGGCCTCCTGGTTGATGCGGCCCACGGATAAAAAGCATGTGCCGGATGCGCTCCGTAACGTGGTGGCAGAGTTTCTTGATACCATTGATTTCTCCGGCACTGTAAAGGCCAGGGATTGGCGCTACCGCATGGAGGCGCTGGCGGGCTTCATGGAGAACTTGGACAATGCCGAGGGCGAAAACATCTATCTGGACGTATCACAGGACTTTGTGGCGGCGCTTAAGGCCATGGCACGGGAGGGCGGCGACCTTGCTACCATGAAAGATGTGGCGAAGCTCCGGGAGCTGGATGCTATTATGCGGCAGTTAAAGCGGGCAGTGCAGCACGTGAACACCATAATAGTAAATGGTCGCAGGCAGCGCATTGAGGATTACGGCGATGCAGTGATAGCCCAGGCTGATGCGCTGCCTGCCAAATATGGCGGCAACAGCGCCGCTGCCCGGCTGCTGAACAGCGGGAACATAAAGCCCATATACTTCTTCAAGAAGCTGGGCGGCCCGTTCAAGGAGCTGTTTGATGAGGTGCGGGAAGCACAGAACAAGGTGGCCTTTGGTGCGGAGGATGCAAAGGCGGTTTACAAAAGGGCAGCGGAAAAGTACCACGCCTCAAAGTGGCTGGATAAGGATGGGGATACCCTGAAAATGCGCACTGAACGGGGAGCGAATATTGAGTTAACCCGGCAGCAGGCGCTTTCCCTCTACGCCACCTATAAACGAGAGTTGGCCAACAGGAATACCACCGGGGCCACCCACTTATCAAGGGGTGGTTTTGTTTTTGCCGATGAGATGAAGGTGGAGAAGCGGAACAGGCTGGGGATGCCTGTCAAGCACACCTTTAAGGATGCAAAGCCCAAGCCCATGACCACAGGGGACATGGCAAAGGTGGCGGGTTGGCTTACCAGGGAGCAAAAGGCGTTTGCCGATGAGCTTGTCAACTATATGAGTACAACTATGGCGGGCATAGGCAACACCACCTCCATGGCAACCACGGGATATAAGAAGTTCGCAGAGGGGTATTACTTCCCGTATAAATCCTCACGGGCTTTCTTGAATACCGAACCGGGGACAGCGGGGCAGGAGAATAAAAACCGCTGGAAAAACTGGGGTTCCGCAAAGGCTACTCAGACGGGCGCAAACAATCCCATCGTGCTGCAGGACTTCACGGAGGTATGGAGCGACCATGTAAATGAGATGCTCATGTACGCCCACATGTCCGTACCGCAAGAGAACCTGCTGCGGCTGTTCAATTATCGTACTGCCGTAACCTCCGATGAAACCAGCAGCTCTGTAAAGTCAGCATTGCAAAATGCCTATGGAGAGGCGGCGGTAAAGTACATAGATACCCTGCTGGCTGACCTTGGCGGCAATGTGCTGAATGACCCAAGGGACAACTTTACCAGTGATTTGACCTCAAAATTCAAAAAGGGTGCTGTGCTGGCTTCGCTGTCCGTAGCGATACAGCAGCCATCCGCCATTGTCAGGGCGATGGCCTTGGTGAATCCCCGGTATTTTGCGGCAAAGACCAATAAAAACTCCTATCAGGAAGCCATGAAGTATGCGGGTACGGCGGTGATAAAGCACATAGGCGGCTTTGATACCGGCACAGGCCACGGCATGGCGGACTGGATGGTTGAGCTTGACCCGGAGAGCAAGATAAAGGCGTTCTTTGAACGGGATGGAGCATACCGGGATAAGGTGCTGGGCTGGCTGCCCGGAAAGATGGATGAAATCACATGGGGCCATTTGTGGGAGGCCGTAAAAAAAGAGGTTGCGGATAATACAATCCTGAAATACGGCAGCGAGGAGCACCTTAAGGCAGCCGGGAAACGCTTTAATGATGTGGTGGAGTACACACAGGTATACGACAGCACGCTATCACGCAGCGAGCTGATGCGCTCCAAGAGCGGCCTTGCTCAGATGGCTACCTCTTTCATGGCCGAGCATGTCACCGCTTACAATATGCTCTACGATGCAATGACCAACAGAAAGGGAAATCCCGTCACTGTAAAGCGTGCAGTTGCGGCGTTTATAGGCGCCCAGATATTCAATGGGATGCTCAAGTCCATAGTCTACGCCATGCGGGATGATGACGATCAGCCGTATCTTGAGAAGTATGTGGAGGCATTCGCTGATTCCATGCTGGGCGGCAAGGCTGAGATAGCGGGCAAAGAGGTATACGGCCTTGGCAGCGACCTTAACCCCCTGAATCTGATACCCTATGCGCGGGATGTGATGAGCCTGCTGCAGGGGTACGATGTGGAGCGGGCGGACATGAGCCTTATGAACGACCTCATAAGCGCATTGAAAAAGTTCGACAGCGACAGCGCAACCGCCTACGAAAAGTGGAGCGGCCTTGCTCAGACCATCGCGGCCATGTGCGGAATCCCATTGAAAAATGTCATGAGGGATATGGAGGCCGTACTGAACACCGCCAAACAGTATTTCTTTGGCAGTAGCGATATGGAGTTTACCCGGCGGGACATAACCAACGCCATAAAAGCCGGAATGGGCGCCGAAACCTCGCTGAGTGCGGAGGCTGATAATCTGTACAACGCATTTGAAAAGGGCGATGCCAAACGGATACAGAGGGCTTTGACAGAGATTGACGCACTGTATAAGGACAAGGTTGAGGAGCAAAAGCGGGCAGGCAAGACGCAGGCGGAAGCCGAAAAAGCGGCCCGCAGCTCTACCCTGAGCGCCTGCACCCGAGCCCTTAAGCCCCATTACCTTGCCGCCACCACTCAGGCGGAGCAGGCGGAAATACGCTCTCTGGCGCTCCGTATCAAGATAGGCAACCGGCAGTTGTACGCAGATTATAACTTTACCCAGCATTGGAAGGAGTGACAGCATGAATCCTGTAATTTACAAAATACGCCTTGATGCGTCCCGACAGGGGAGCCAGGCAAGTATACGCCTGAACAGGAGTGAGGTGAAAAGCCGTCAGATATCCGCATACCTATACAGCGGCGGAACGCCATACGAAATAGCCGAGGGTGTAACCGCCACGATGTACGCCGCCAAGCCTGACATGACGGAAGCGCTTACCGATTGCACAATAGACGGCAATATGATATCCAGCCTGCTGCCGGCCCAGATAATGGCCGTACCCGGTACGGTGAACTGCCAGTTTACCCTTTATGGAGCGGGCGGCGAGGTGCTGTTTTCTCCTCAGTTTCAGATTTATATATCTAAAAACCTCATGGACGATTCCGCCATAGAATCTTCCACGGAGTTTAGCGCTCTCACTGAGGCGCTTACCGAGGTAACGGCCTTAAAAGCGCAGTGGAGCAATGCCACGGCGGAGGCGCAGGAGGGGGAGGCTGTATCCGCTGAGGTGGTAATGGATGCGGACGGCGTGAAATTCCTTTTCACTATGCCGCCGGGACTTCCGGGCGAAGATGGAGCGCCGGGGCGGGATGGCTTGCCCGGCGAACCCGGCGTAGGCATAGAAAAGGTGGAGCAGACCACCACCAGCACCGAGAGCGGCGGGGAGAATATCATAACCGTCACAAAAACGGACGGCACACCGGGCGGCACTTTCAAGGTCTACAACGGCGGGCAGGGCGAGCAAGGCCCTCAGGGTGAACAAGGGCCACAGGGCGAGCAGGGCATACAGGGTGAGACAGGCCCACAAGGCCCCAAGGGAGACACCGGCAGCGGCTTTGCCGTGCTGGGCTACTTCTCCACCCTGACCGACCTACAGGGCGGTATAAACGACCCCGCCCCCGGCGACGCCTACGGCGTAGGCGCGGCGGAGCCATACGACATCTATATATGGGACGGCGTTGGCCTGTCCTGGAAAAACAACGGAACGATTCAGGGGCCGCAAGGCTTACCTGGCGAAGATGGCAGGGACGGCCAGGATGGTCAAGACGGCGCAGACGGCGTAGGCATAGAAAAGGTGGAGCAGACCACCACCAGCACCGAGAGCGGCGGGGAGAACATCGTCACCATCACCAAGACGGACGGCAGCACCGAGACTTTCTCCGTCTACAACGGCGCACAGGGCGGGCAGGGAGAACCGGGCCAAGACGGTAAGGACGGTGCGCCGGGGCAGGATGGAAGTCCGGGGCAAGATGGCGCACCCGGCGCAGACGGCAAAGCAGCTACTATCAAAATCGGAACCGTGACCGAAGGTGATGAACCCGATGTAACGAACAGCGGCACGGAGACAGATGCGGTATTTGACTTCGTACTCCCTGCTGGCGGTAGCGGCGGCGGCACATCGGTAATTGAGGTTACCTGTATGGCGGCAGGCGATACCGTCACGGCTACGGACGGAACAGAGACGGTATCAGGCACGGCGGGCGAAAATGCCGTGTGTTCCCTGGAAGTGCCGTATGCTGGCACATGGAAAACCTACGTCAACGGCTATTATTGGGGCAAAACCGAAGTGTACGGGTACGGGCGGTATATGCGCCCCATCCCCCGCTTTGGCTTTAGCATCGCCGCCTCTGACAGCGCCCCCGCTACCCGCGTGTCTTATCTCTACGATGCGGAGGGCTTTGCCCCCGTCAAGATGAACTTTACGGACGGGATGTTTGAATATGGCGACTGGGGGGACTTCCTTGCCGTCAAGGGCAACTACCCCGTCATGCTGCGGTATGACGGCACGGAGGATTACAAGCTGAATCCCAACAACTACGCCTACAGGGAGGACGGCATAACCCCTTCCGATGTATCCGACACCGCGTATGAGGGCAATGCTATGTCAGCTTTCCCCAGGATGTGGGTACATCGCTATACAGATGCCAGCGGAAATAAGTGCTGTGTTTTCTGCCCTACCCAGTACAGCGCCGATTATAAAGCTGATGCGTTCGTAAACCATGACGGCAACACGATGGAGAGATTCTATATGCCCTGCTTCAAGGGGGCGCTGGTTGACGGTAAGTTACGCTCCATGATGGGCCTTGCGCCGCAGTCCAACACCACCGCCACCCAAGAGGTGGAATATGCTGCCGCCAACAACCCGGAGGGCAAGTCCCTGTGGACAACCATCCCCTGGAGCCGCCGTGCGTACATCAATGACCTGCTGGTGCTGCTGGGCCGCTCCACCGATACGCAGACTGTATTCGGGCAAGGCAGCGTGACGCATTCCACGGCGGCAAGCGGAATCTGCACTACAGGTTCTCTCGCAAATAAGGGCCAGTTTTTCGGTTTCTCCACCACCAAGACAAAAACCCAAGTCAAAGTGCTGCACATGGAGGGCGTGTGGGGCGACAGGTGGGATAGGGCGGTCGGCCTGGTCAATAACAACGGCAAAATCCTGGTCAAAATGGCCCCGCCGTACAGCCTAACCGACTTTGCGGACTATGTAGACGCCGGTATAACGCCGGGCGGCACTTCTGGCGGCTATATCTCCGCTACCGTTATGAGTGAGCTTGGCAACATACCCAAGACTGCCAGCGGCAGCGCAACCACCTATGAGGCAGATGGCCTGTGGTTTGCAAATAACATCGTTGCAATACCCCTGGTGGGGTGCACCTGCCGCTCGAACGATGCGGCTGCTTTGTCGGGGGCGTGCGCTTTCTCCGTGTACAGCGCCGCCTCGGGCGCGGGCTGGCACATCGGCGCTTCGCCATCTTGTGACCAACCCTCTGCGGCGTAGCCGCACATAGGGGGACCGGGGGATTTATCCCCCGTAGAACTTTTCGGGAATAGCGTGGCGCTGCGCGCCGCTTCCTTTCGTAGGACCCTGGTGGGGTGCAACTGCAACTCGAGCAATGCGGCTGCTTTGTCGGGGGCGTTCGCTTTCAACGTGAACAACGCCGCCTCGAACGCGAACTGGAACATCGGCGCTTCGCCAACTTATCCAAGTAATGCTTTAATGCCGCGCTATTTCCACACCGCTTGGTGAAAATTAACCCGATGAGGGCTGGCCCAGTAAGCATATAGCCCAACGGCCAAGAGGGGATAAGATGCACAGCTACAATCATCTTTGGGAAAACATGATTGACCGTATAAACGTAGAACGGTGCTTTAAGAGCGCGGCAAGGAATAAAACCAACCGCCACGATGTACGCCGCGCTCTTGACAGCATTGATACCTATGTCCCGTCCCTCACCAATCGGCTTAATGCCGGCACGTGGAGGCCCCGGCCCCACAAGCCTTGCCTGCGCAGCGAAGGGAGCAGCGGCAAGGTGCGTAAAATCATTAAGCCTGGATACGAAGAACAGGTAGTACATCATTTGCTTGTAAGCCAGTTGCAACCCATCATTCTGCGCGGTATGCAACGCCATTGCTGCGGCAGCGTGCCAGGGCGCGGTACGCACTCCGCGAAAAGGACTATGGAGAAATGGAGAGATTCTTATAAAGGCCACAATTTCTATGTAGCCGAACTGGACATACACAAATTCTATGACAGTATTGACCTCTCATTGCTCAAAGGGCTGCTGGCAAAAACAATCCGGGACAAGCGATTCCTCTCGCTGCTGTACATCGTCATTGACAGCGGTGCGCCCAGTGAGGATAAGGGGCTACCCCTGGGCTTCTATACAAGCCAATGGCTTGCGAATTTCTTTTTGCAGCGGTTTGACCACTATATTCTGCAAACCTTGAAGCCTAACCACTACTTACGGTATATGGACAATCTTTATCTGTTCCACAAGAACAAAAAGGAACTGCATAGGATGGTGCGAGAAATTGAGCGGTATCTGCATGACAATCTCGGCCTGTCTATCAATCGAAATTGGCAAGTATACCGTTTTGAGCGGATAGTTAAAGGCCAGGTGCGCGGGCGAGCTATCAATGCCCTGGGGTTTGTGCTCCACCGCAACCGCACAACCATCCGAAAATCTATATTGCGGCGTATCCGGCGAAAGGCAAATCACATAAAGAAAAAGGCGGCGGCAACGCGGCATGACGCATGTGCGCTTATAAGCTATCTCGGATACTTTGGCCATGCTTCTGCTTATGCGTATTTCAAGAAGTATGTAGCTTCATCGGTAAATATAAGGGCCATGAAGCAAATTATACGCCGTCACGCGAGGAAGGAGAGAAAAAATGTGGCATGAGAGCAGCGCGGTAGGATGGAAACCGCCCGAAATTGACGCAGAAAGCAGCCCTGGTATTGTGTACCAGCGCAAGGACTATGTTGAATCTACGGACGAAAACGGAAATACCGTTTGGACATTCCAGGAGCGCGAGTTGTCCCACGGCGAGTTTATCACGGAAGAAGCCGCTACATGGACAGCCCTTGCCCTGGCTTATGCGGAGGGGGTAAATGAGGCATGACCAACAGAGAAGTCGTACTGAGCGCGCTTAAAACCCAAGGAAAGGCTGATGCCCTCGACCTGCGCAGCCGCGCCCCGGAAATGGACGGGACGGGGCTTATAGCGGAAGAGGAGAAAGTCCCTGCCTTTGACCCGAAAAAGGACTATAGCGCATGGGCGGCGGGAAGCCCCGTTGCGGACGAAGGACAGGTATGGACGCTGCTACAGCCGTATAACGCCGCACACTATGAGGGGCGGCCCTCTACCCTCCGGGCCTTGTGGGGGCTGGCTCACACCACAGACCCGGCCAAGGCCAAGCCATGGGTAGACCCCTACGGCACCAGCGGTATGTATCAGCTCGGAGAGTGCTACAAGGCCGAGGACGGCACCGTATACCGGGCGATGCAAAATGACCTGGTATATCCTGCGGACGTGCTGCCCGGTGCGTGGGAAGCTGTATACCCCGTATAACCACCCTGTACCCAGAGCCGTAAGGCTCTTTTTTATACCCCAAAATAATCAAAAGGAGGAAAATATGCGCAAGATATTGAGCATCATCCTGGCCCTGGCTCTGCTGTGCGCCATGGGCGCGGCCCTGGCCGCAGAGAGCATCTCCATCAGCGTGACCCCGCTGGACTACCACACGGGCAGGGCCATATCAAAGCCCGCCTACCACCCCGACCAGGTATTCCGCCTGCGGGTGGGGGTAAGCGTCCCGCGATTCTGGGACAAGACCCCCCTAAATTTGAAATGGATTGTAAATGGAATTGACATTGAGGAGCCTGAAAAGGGCGCGGACGGCTATTACTACATTGAGGGCATTGTACTGGATACCCCCGCCAGCCTCACCGTCAGGGTGGAGGATACCAGCTTTGAGGCGGCGCAGACCGCCGAAGAAATGTACAACGCCATGCAGCATGACCGCACAACCGATTATACTTATTACTTCACCGGCAGCGCGGCCCAGCATGACTATGAAGTAGTGATACCCAAGACCGGGGATATGTCCATAATCGGCCCTATGGCGGGGATAGCGGTATGCCTTGCAGGCCTGCTGCTTATGTCCCCCCGGAGGAGGCGGTAAAATGGCGTTGGAGAGAGTAATCGACACGGGGCTGGAATGGCCCCGCGGGCGTGTAAAGCGCACCGTCACCGACCATATCCAAATACACCATACGGTGGGATACTACGGCACCCCGGAGCGGTGGAAGCGGCTCCACGAAAAGAAAATAGACGAGGGCAATAAGGGTGTGGGATATAGCTATCTGGTGCTGGCGGATGGCAGCATATACCTGGGCCGGGGCCATGAGTACGCCCATGGCGGGGTTAAGGACAGCCTGACCAAAAACGAGCAGGGCCTTGGGGCCAACCAGCGCAGTATATCAATAGCCCTTGATGGGGATATGCGGGAGGAGGGCCTGCCCTCGGCTGCGCAGCTTGCATCTGCGCTGGAACTGACACGTGAGCTGATGGAGATATACGGCCTGCCCGCCTCCGCCGTGCTGGGGCATAACGAAGTGCCGACTTACAGCGGCGGCAAGCCCACGGGCAAGACCTACGCCACGCTCTGCCCCTGCATGGACATGGACGAATTCCGGCAGCAGCTACAAGGCCAGACAAGCAGCACCGTGGTACTGCCGGACGATGACGAGCTGACGGAGGACGTGCCCGCATATCCCGCCCTGTATGCTTATGCCGGCAGCACCTATGTCAACCTCAGGGCCGGGGCCTCTACGGGGTATCAGTCCATAGGCCGGGTAAACAAAGGGGATGAGGTTATCGTGCTGGGTATCTCTGACGGCTGGGCGGAGGTAGTCAAGCACGAGGAGCGGCCCATGCTGCGGGGCTGGTGTACGGCCAAGTACCTGCGGGAGGTATAAGCATGGAATGGTGGGGTTGGCTGCTATCGGCGGCGGGCGCTATCCTGACCCTATGGAACGCCGCCAAGGCCATAAAGGAGGCCACGCGGCCATTTCGTGAGCAGAAGGAGGCGGTGGAAAAATTGCAGACGCAGAACGCAAGGGACTTGGAGCGGTTTGCAAAAATCGATAAAGAGCTGGAAGATATGCGGTGTATGCAGCACGCCATATGCAAGTCCCTATTCCATATGATGAACCACATGATAGACGGCAACAGCGTGGACAAGCTCAAGGACACGCGGGAAGAACTGAGAAGCTACATTATAGACCATAAATAGGAGGACAGCATGGAAATACTGATAGAATACGCACTGGAAATCGTATCCGCTTTGGCCGTGATGCTTATAGGCGTAGCGGGTACATACCTGACCGTCAAAGCATCTCAGCGGGCCGAGCTGGAGAATACCGCCCACGCCATAGAGCAGGTCACCAAGGCTGCACAGATGGCCGTGGGAGAGCTGCAGCAGACCGTTGTAACCGGCTGGAAAGAGGCTGGGGGCGGCAAGCTGAACGAGGCGCAGATTAAGGAGCTGGGCCGCATGCTGCAGTACAAAGCGAGGGAGCTGCTTTCCCCTTCTGTGACAGGCCTCCTTGAGGCTGCAAAGATAGACGTGACCGCCCTTATCACCGCAGCGGGTGAGGATTGGATACGGCAGATAAAGTAATCGCGCCCGGGTGGGCTGACTTCCTCGGTGGGCTGGGGCTGAAATCTCACCGAGGAGGTACTATGTGTACACGCAAAGAGCTGCCGGAGGGCCGCTCCCGCTCCGAATGGGAGCACCTCATAGACGAATGGATTTTTAGCGAACTCGACCGCTACATACTGCGGCGAAAACTGCTGGACGGCCTCACATACGATGAAATCGCCGAGGAGCTAAATGCCCCCCGATACCGCATAGAAATGCGACAGGTGATGCGGCGCGGCACTGCTGCCCGGAAGCGGCTCCTCCAGTGCGCCGACATCACACAGACATAACCACACCCCGCAGGTTCACCCTGCGGGGAATTTTTTTTATTATTTTTTTAGAAAACCCATTGACATACTGCAAGCAGTATGATACAATACATACATAAGAAAAAGCAAGGCGCAAGCCGAGGAGGAAAAAGAAATGCGACAGAAAACCTTTTGCTACATCAAGAGCGAACGGCCCCTTACCCGCGTTCCCAAAGTGGGCGACAAAGTTGTTCTGATAAGCTACGAAAAAGAGGGCGGAGATGCAGTGGAATGGGGTTTTACTTATGACCTTGAGGGAGTGGGCGGTAATATGGACAGCAGCATAAAAGAGCTTTATGGGTGGCGGGGCACCACCTGCGGTATCGCCAAGTACGCACACGGTATCCGTAAGGTGCTTAAAGTGACTGAGTACGAAGAAGATGGCCTGGAATGGGTCAAAGTAACCGTAGGCAAAGACCTTGCACCTAATAAACAGTAGTAGAAACCCGCCCCGGAGGTTACGAGGGCAGAAAGGATACCATGGAGCGAAAAAACCACACCAGCACAGCCGTAAAACAACGATATCTGGATAAGACATATGATGTGATAAGCTTCCGCATACCCAAGGCCGAGGCAGCAGCGTTCCGCGCAGCCTGTGAGCGCACCGGCACACCCCAGGCCCAGGTGCTCAAGGCTGCGGTACAAGCCTTTACAGCCGCACAAAAATAGCACTAAAATGGCATAAAAGCTCCACCCGGATGACATTCCGGGCGGGGCTCTTTTTTTTTACAATTTTATCAGAAAGAGAGGTGCAGACCATGAACAGCTACGGACAATCCTCATACGCACAGGCCCCGTTTGTGCAGGCCCAGCGGGGATATCAGCAGCCCGGATACTTCCTGCGGCCCGTGTCCTCCAAGGAGGAGGCGGTGGCCTCGCAGATAGACTTTGCAGGCCCCGGCACCATAATGCCTGACCCTGTACACGGGGTGATATACCTCAAGCGGTTCAATTCCGATACCGGCAGCGTGGACTTTATCACTTTTGCCCCCTGGCAGGAGCCTGCGCCCCCGGAGTACGCCACCACCAACGATATTAACGAGATGCGCCAGACCATCAACCGGCTGGCAGAGGAGATAGAAAAACTAAAAAAGCCCGGAAAGGCGGTAAAGGCGAATGATGCAGCAGAATAGCCCCGTGGCGGTGGTAATGGAGTACATGCGCAACGGCGCAGATATAAGGACGGCGCTGGCCCAGGCGGCACAACAGCACCCCGAAATGTTTCCCCAGCAGAAAGTAAACATGGCTCTGGCGGTGCTCAACAAACCCAACCGCCAGCAGATGATAGCCAATATGGCCAAGGAGCGAGGCATAGACCTCCAGGAATACATGGGGCGGATTAAACAAAACTTGCGGTAATCCCCCCTATCCTTATCAGTTTTGCCCGGTACTTGAAAAAAAACGGCGCCAAACCCGGCACTTTCGGGGAGCGCGCGGCCCCGGTGCAAATAAATGATAAGGAGATTTAAATCAATGGCAGACGATGGTATGACTATGGGCTATCTTATGGGACAGTCCGATAACGGCGGTAACGGCTGGGGCGGCGGCATGGACAGCATAATCGGCCTTGCGGCCCTTGGGCTGATATTTGGCGATGGCTTTGGCTTTGGCGGCGGCAATCGCGGTCAGGCTGCTACTCAGGCAGACCTTGCAGCGGGATTTAACAACTCCGCCGTACTGTCCAGCCTCAACGACATCAAACTGGGGCAGTCCAACGCTATCAACTACAACAACCAGGGCTTCGCCGGCCTTAACACCACCCTCATGAGCGGCTTCCACGGCGTGGACAACGCTATCTGTACCCAGGGTTACAATGTCCAGGCTGGCTTTAACAGCCTGTCGCACCAGTTGAGCGATTGCTGCTGTGACAACAGGGCGGCTGTGGCCGACCTCAAGTACACCATAGGCAGCGAGTTCTGCGCCCTGGGCAACGCCATCAATACACAGACCCGCGATATCACCGACACTATACGGGATGGGTTTGCCAGGATGGATGCGCAGGCCAACGCCCGGTACATCGCAGAGCTGGAGCGCAAGCTCAACAACTGCGATAGAGATGCGGCCCTCCAGGGACTTGGCAACTATCTCCTCTCGGAGCTGAGGCCCTGCCCCAAGCCCGCATACATCACCTGTAATCCTTACGCCGCCTCCTGGGGCAACGGCTCCTGCGGCAGCTGCGGCTTCTAGCCTCCGAGGATTCCTCGGCAACTTCGGGGCGGGACTTCCCCGCCCCTGAAAGAAAGGAGAAAAAAGCATGAATCCCTATAACTGCAAGCTGTGCGACAGGCTAATCATATCCCAGGCCGTAACCTTTGCCGACGGCACCCTGACCATTAACCTTCCCGCCGGGAGCTATGCGGCAGGCTGTAGGTACTGCATAGTAGTGGCCCAGGCCATCCCCGCAGAGACCACCATAACCGCTCCTGTGGTTATCACCATAGGCGACGGGACGGAGGAGTATCCCCTGACTAACCGCTGCTGCGCCCAGGTAACGGCCTGCGGCATCCGCACCCGGACAAGGTACGCCACGGTAGTCAGCACCAGCGCCACGGGCGGCAGCTTCCGCATGCTGGGTAGGCCCTGCTGCTCACCCGACAATTCCCTCGCCGCCATAGACGGCATAGCGGAGGGAGGTGGAGCCGGTGCGTAATATCGCCAAAATGGCCCTGTTGACGGAGAACCGCAACCGGGACAACCAGTACAGCGGCACCTATAACGTGGACATAGGCACCTACAATGGCGGTGAGATGCGCCGCCGTGACAGCCGGGGCAGATATGCCGAGGGTGACGACGGCCCGGAAATGCGCCGCAGGCGTGACAGCCGGGGCCGGTACATGGAGATGGACGATGGCCCGGAGATGCGCTCTTACAACGGCGATATGCCCGAGAGCCGTTTCCGCGACCGCCGGGGCCGGGAGCACTACGACAACGGGCGCTTTGCACCTATGCGGAACGAGGGCGGCGAATCCCCCGAGATGCGCTCGGAATATGAGCCGGAATCACGCCACGGAAGGTACGCCGAGGCGGAGGAATCCCCCGAGATGCGCCGGGGGAACGTGTACCCCATGCCCCGCAGGGGCGGCATGATAGGCTTTGCCAGCTCCGGCGGATACTCTGAGGGTAAGCACCGCATGGGCCGCTCCGAGGGCGGAGAAATGGAGTTTGACCACGAAACCGCCAAGGAGTGGACGAAAAAGATGAAGAACGCGGACGGAAGCAGCGGCCCGCACTGGCAGATGGAGCAGGTCAAGCCCTTCATGGCGCAGGCGGGGTTTTCCGGCAATCCCCTGGAATTCTGGGCCGTCATGAATGCCTTGTATTCCGACTACTGCGCCGTGGCGAAAAAATTTGGGGTAGACCGCCCCGAGTATTACGCTGCCCTCGCCAAGGCATGGCTAGAGGATGAGGATGCGGTACCAGACAAGGCAGCAGCCTACTATGAGTGTATCGTACAGCACTAAGTAACACAGTGGGGGGCTGTAGCAGTAGCAAGCTACGGCCCCAATTTTCAATAATTGGGAAAAAGTTATTTTCAGGCGGCGAAAGACCTGTTTTGGAGTATAAGAAACAAACCCAGCCGTGTCGATTTGCCATTTGGAGGCAAATCCGTATTCGAT